CTTCCCCTAAGGCACCACAGGTAATTCCTGGTGCTAATAATCTGGCTGGGGGCCAGACTCCTACAACTGATCAGCGCAGGGCTCTTTACCTAAAGCTGTTCAGCGGTGAGATGTTTAAAGGGTTCCAGCATAACTCGATCGCTCGCGATATGGTTATGAAGCGTACTCTTACAAACGGCAAGTCTCTTCAGTTCATCTACACTGGTCGTACCCAGGCTGAATACCATACGCCTGGCAACCCGATTCTTGGTAACAGCGACGGTGCACCGCCCGTTGCAGAGAAGACCATCACAGTTGATGACCTGCTGATTAGCTCAGCCTTTGTTTACAACTTGGATGAGACTCTTTCTCATTACGATCTGCGCAGCGAAATTAGCCGCAAGATTGGCTATGCACTCGCAGAAAAGTATGACCGTCTGATCTTCCGTGCTATTGCACGTGGTGCTCGTCAGGCTTCTCCTGTTAGTGCAACTAACTTCGCTGAGCCCGGCGGTACACAGATCCGTGTTGGTGCTTCTACCAACGACTCTGACGCTTTCTCTTCTACCGCACTGGTTTCAGCCTTCTATGACGCTGCTGCTGCGATGGACGAAAAGGGAGTGAGTGGCGACGGACGTGTAGCTGTACTCAACCCACGTCAGTACTACGAACTGATCCAAGCTGTTGGTTCCAACGGCCTGGTGAACCGTGATGCTCAAGGCGCTGCACTGCAGTCCGGTCAAGGCATCATCGAAATCGCTGGCATCAAGATCTTCAAGTCAATGAACATTCCGTTCCTTGGCAAGTACGGCACTGCTTACGGTGGTACTACTGGACAGACTTCACCTGGCAACCTGGGTGACTTCATTGGTCCTAGCCTTGAAGATGCATCTGGTGCACAGACTGGCATCAACAACGACTACGGAACAGCCGCTGAGGTTGGCTCCAAGTCTGCTGGTCTGATCTTCCAGCGTGAAGCAGCTGGTGTTGTCGAAGCTATCGGTCCTCAAGTTCAAGTCACCAACGGTGACGTATCCGTCATCTACCAGGGTGACGTGATGCTCGGACGTTTGGCCTGTGGCGCAGACTACCTGAACCCTGCAGCAGCTGTTGAGCTGTATGTGGGTGCTTCTGCTCCTTCTGCATTCTGATATTTATTCTTTCTTAGGGATCCTTCGGGGTCCCTTTTTTTTATTCTTATGTCCTCAACTATTGGCACCGATACCGAACTATCCGCTGTGAACTCAATCTTGGGGAGCATCGGACAAGCACCACTAACTACTCTTGACATGACAAACCCTGAGGTTAGTTATGTCTACAACATCTTTCGTGAATCATTGATTGATATCCAAAACGAAGGGTGGGTGTTTAACAGAGAGGAGAACGTACCACTTTCTCCAGACTCTACAACTAAATATATTGAATGGCCAGCTGATGCATTGCGTATTGATATCACCGGTAATCAATATGATCGATCAAAGAATATCGTCAAAAGAGCTGGCAAGCTTTACGACAAGGTACTGAAGAAGTTTGAATTTGATCAGACTATCTATGCAGACATTGTTCGTGTGTATGACTTCGATGATATTCCTTCAGTCTTCCAGCGTTACATCACATATCGTGCTTCAACACGAGCAGCTACACAGCTTGTATCTAATCCACAGCTAGTACAACTACTTGGCCAACAAGAGGCTATTGCTCGTGCTGCTTGTATGGAATACGAATGTAACCAGGGTGACAATAACTTTATGGGATTCCCTGATAACACCAACTACATCACTTATCAACCATATCAAGCATTGAGGCGCTAATGGCAACGATTACTCAAACTATACCTAATCTATTTGCAGGTATCTCTCAAGCACCAGACGAACAGAAACTACCTGGTCAGGTTAGGAATGCTGAGAACGTTGTACCTGACATTATTGATGGACTAACAAAACGACCTGGCTTGGAGTTTGTAAAAACACTGTCAAACGTACAGTCAAATGGTTGTTGGTTTCAATACTTTCGTGATGAAGATGAGGGATCATATGTAGGTCAAGTAGCACGTGATGGAAACGTGCGTGTATGGCGTTGCAGTGATGGTGTAGAGATGAACATTACTGAAACGAATTCACCAGATGCCTATTTAGCGCACACTGCTGATGGTGACATCCAAGCTCTAACTATCAATGATACTACTTTCTTAGTTAACAGAACAAAAACTGTAGCTATGACGAGTGCCGTAGGCCCTTCTAAACCAATGGCAAATTCGGCATATATTGAAATTAAGCAAATTCAACCTCGAAGACAGTTTGCATTAAATATTTATAGTGATACTTCAGAAGCTGTAGAAAAGACAGCTACAACAGTAACGATTGCAGGACCTCTTTCAAACAATAAAGCCACTCACGACGACGCTAGACATACTGGTTCAAAAGTACATGTAGATCCGAACACAGGTATTGCAGTACGTGTAACTGTTATCGGCCAACCTTACGTAAGGGGTTATCACTCAAGTCCAGCAACTAATGCACATTACGGTACTCAATATACTCTACGTGTAGACCTATTACATGGTGGTTCTTATACCAGTACGCTGCCAACCTTTACTGTTTCACTCGAAGGATTAAATTATACAATTACTGTTACCAAGGAAGTATCTGCATCTTATAAAGGCAATATTGCACGTGTCAGGCCCGTGCCAGTTGACCTTGAAGCAGAAACCAGTACATCAGTAGCTGGTGTACTTAATTCTATTGTTGCTGAAATTCAAGATTCACCTGGCAATCCTTCTAGTATTCTGTCAAAGGTCTATGTAGATATTATTGGAAATGGTATCTATCTGACTAGTGGTGTTACTGACTTCAACATTGAAGCGTTAGAGAGCGACTTATTTCAAATCACTCAAGACACTGTTAACGATGTAACCAAACTGCCGACACAGTGCAAAGATGGTTATATTGTAAAAGTCACTAATAATGCACAGCTTACTGAAGATGATTACTACCTAAAATTTGTAGGTGAAGATGGTGACGGACCTGGTGTTTGGGAAGAATGTGTCGGTCCTGGTGTCGAGACTACCTTTGACGCAACAACACTTCCTTACATCTTGCAGCGTTCTAGTGCTACAGGCATGACATTAGGAACCTACACCTGGAGTCAGCGTGAGGTTGGTGATGACAACACAAATGAAAAACCAAGTTTTGTTGGTGCAACTATCAACAAGGCTTTGTTTCACAGAGATCGTTTAGCGTTCCTGTCAGGAAGTAATTTAATTCTTTCGCAGCCAGGCAACCTATCAAACTTCTGGAATAAAACAGCTCTTGCATTTTCTGGCATTGATAGGATTGATTTATCATGCAGTTCTTCAAGCCCTAATTCATTGGTAGATGGGATTGAACTAAATACAGGTCTTGTGTTGTTCAGTTCTAATGCACAATACCTTTTCTCAACAGACAGTGATGTTCTCAATCCAGAGACAGCTAAGATCTACACGCTATCTACCTATAATTACAACATAAATGTTCCACCAATATCGCTTGGTACAACCCTAGGTTTTATTGACAACGCTGGAAAGTTCAGCAGATTCTTTGAAATGCTAAACGTATCAAGAGAGACTCAACCAGAGATACTCGAAAACAGTAAACCAGTACAACGTTTGTTGCAGCAAGATTTAGATCTATTAACCAACTCAAGGGAGAATGCTTTCATCCTTACTTGTAAAAGTGGTACGAGTTCGGTAGCTGGATTTAAATATTTTGGAGCACAAAACAAACGACTCCAAGGTGCGTGGTTCCTTTGGACTTTTGCTAAGCCTATTATTCATCAATTCATTATCAATGATGATTACTACATCGTCAGCTCTGAAAATGAACTTTGTAAAATCCAACTGAAGGATACAGCTTCACGTCCATTCATTTTACAGGATGGCAGTGAATTTGATATTCACCTGGACTACTACCAATCGGTAGCTGCTAGTGCCTTGAGCTACAACGCTGGAACTGGTGTCACTACATTGACTTTGCCGACTGACACACCGCTCAACAACGGTGACACTGTGTCTGTCATTGTCACTGAGACAAACGACAATAGAGGCAGGTATGCCACTGGCACTGTAAGTAGTGGTGCTGTCGCACTAACTGGTGATTGGTCTGCTGATCCAGTGAAGGTAGGACGTGAATATCAGATGAAGGTTGAGCTACCTACTATTTATCCAACATCGACAAAGAACAAAACAACAGTAGCTGATACGTCATCGTCACTGATTGTTCAACGACTTAAGCTTAACTTTGGTCCTGTTGGTCAGTTCATTACCAAGCTGGTACGAACTGGTAAACCAGACTTTGTTGATACACATGAGTCATCACTATTAGATGGTTATGACGCCAACCGTGCTCCCAACTTAGACGGGAGTTTTAGAACAATTCCAGTTTACGAAAGGAATACAAACGTAAGTGTTATTATCTCTTCAACTCATCCATCACCAGCAAACATTGAATCAATGTCCTGGGAAGGAGAATACACCAACAGATTTTATAAACGGATCTAAATTCATACAT